GTTTCGTGCCGGTGGTTAGTTAGCGTACGCGAACTTTTCAGGCGGCGAGGTTAGAACCCTCGTTACTTGATTAGTGTCCGGGCTTGCTTATCATTGGCACGGGATCGCCTCGATATTTTGAGGTGATCCATCTACTATCGTAGCGTGGGAGTAATCCCGGGCATACGTAGCAGCACGAACTCGACCGAGGCAGAGTTCATGTGTTGTAAATACGTATTAGCCTCTTACTGAGGAGGTACGTATGGGTGAAAACAGGACTAGAACTATAGTCGTTCCACCAGTACAGCAAACTGCGACGTTGGTGGTTACCGGGCATACGCCCGCTACCTATACCAACTACTATGATGATAGAACGGGACATTCAATTATGAATGACGTTGTAACATCAGAGTATCAAAAGAAGTCGCATCAAGGCGCTATTATTAATAACGCCATGGATATTGACTATGAAGAGTGTGATTACAAACCACTCATTTATGATCAGTATGGATACGAGTACACTCAACTTAATCCTGTTGAAAGTGACTATTACAATGGTCATTATTACAACAGTGATGGAGTGCCATTTATGTCTGCACCTGATTACTCTTCGGAGTGTCAGAGTATGACAACTCGTGCTGTGCAAGAGGCTTGGGCCAAAGTTACAACGACCGACTGGGCATCACTTGTAGCAATAGGTGAGGCCGGTCAGACAGTTAAAGGCACGGCAGATATTCTTAAGCGGTTAGGCCGGATAATTTGGCTACTGCATAATAATAAATACGGCCTGTTAGGTAAAGAACTACACCCTGACGAATTGTTAGATCGTTGGATGGAAGTCCGTTATGGCATAAGGCCACTGGTGTTCGAATTGCAGGACATCACAAAAATGCTCTCCTCCAATAAAAAGGTGGGGGATCGGCAAACTTTCCGAAGTCATTCTAAACGAACATGGGATGATGACGCGAGTGAGCTGGTCAAAGTCGGTGGTAAAAGGGTTGGTTTTAATTGTAATCAACATACCACCACAGAATTTGAGATTCGCGCAGGTGTACTTACTCAATTAGAACAATATGGACTGTTACAGATGTGCGGTATAACCGACATCGTTCCAGCCATAGTCGATCTCACCACATTATCTTTTGTGATGGATTGGATCTTTAATGTAAGTTCTACTATTGCGGCGTTTGCACCAGATTCTGGAATCAAAACGCTCGGATCATGGACTACGGCCACAACGACCGTAACCAGTACTGCACAGGTTTCTGGGATCACTTGGAGAGATACCAATTATCCCCCGACCTTTGGTAATATTAGGTCTGATCCTCGTAAGCGGGTAAGAAAAACCGTTATTCGGATTCCTAATCCACCGCGCAGCGTCATACCATCTTTCAAACTGAGGATGGATATGTACAAACTAGTTGACCTTGTTGCCATCACTAAAAACTTATGGGACACATTTCGTGGCTCAAAAGGGAAATTCTTTCCTAAGTGATAGACAACGTAACACGATTAAACAAAGGAGTAATCATGCAAGCCAATGTTATTACGCTTAGCGTTAACGAAGACAACGACGATGGTACGACGGCTGAAGTTGAGCATAGTTATCAAAGATATGAAGAGTACCTTAACAGGTCAATTTATATCGGCGAAAATCATGTTCCCGCAGCCCGTGATATCATCGGGATGTATCGGACTTTTCCAAAAGTTAATGGTAATTTTAAGGGTGTTGAGAAATCTTCTCTCAAAGCGACCAAAGACATAGTTGTCAATGGCGTTGATGGACTGGCGCAGCTTACCAGCCCGTTAATTGGGGAAGTAAACTTTTCAATACCGGTAGGCGCAACCGACTCAGATGTACTTCTTCTGAGAATGAAGTTGGTTGCCGCGATTATGAATGATGGAATTATGATTCCTCTGGTAAAACAGTTAGTCGTCTAGACTAACCCCAGGGTTTCACTTACCTTAAGGAGTAAAGCATGCAATTTGCCAAACCCCACGACAATGATCGCGAGTACACGTTCCCCCGGACCAAATTCAAAGTTACAAATGCTTCACGACAGCGTTCGAAAGAGCAACGCCGTATCGCAGATGGACTACGATTAAGTAAGGCAGGGACACTGAATCTTCCTCAGTATTATCCGTGGAAGGTTTTGTACATGCTACATCAAGACCTATCTGAGCTGCTCGATGCACGTGATAACAAGATGCTCTCCAAAATCATAAGAACACGTGATTTTAAGGGGTATCTTGCACTTGCAGAGGGAGATTGGGGACTACAGTGTATATCCTCCAAAGACCGTACGATGACTGGCAGAAGCAATTTTGCCGCTAAGTACCAGCTCGCATCTCTGATTAAAAAGTATCAATTCTCTACGTCTGAGCAAGCACGCAAAGACGCTGCCATGAAGAAATTTTATGCAGCGGAAGAGCAGTGTGCCGTAATGAATGCCTCTGGTGTTCCGAACGGTGTTAGGGTAAATGATATCGATGAACAGATCTGGCACCATGCAAAATCTTTCATCAAAAGCGTGATAGGGGATAAACTCCCATCGCTCGAAGAGCTGTATGATAAGGCAAGACATGGTCCCGGGTCGACGTTGAGCACTAAAGGTGGTAATACGAATATCTTTTTCAAGTATTCGGAATATCCATACTCCTGCACTGCGCCCGCTCTGGACCTCGCTAAACACCTGATCACTAGAGATGAACGTTGGTTCAATTCCCTCCTTGTAGTTTATTGTGAAGATAACAATATTTCTATGACTGGCCATTTAGTTGGTAATGAAATGATGTATTCACCGTTCGGTGATGCACCGTTTGATTGGAATGATTTTTGGAACACGTTTATTGAAATTGTCCCAGGTAACCGTATCGCTTTCGTACCCAAGAACGCTCAAACTGATCGTTCTATTGCAATTGAACCAACTTTAAATCTGATGCTCCAGTTAGGCGTCGACGGTCATATTCGAAAGCGGTTAAAACGCTTCGGAATTGATCTCGATTCCCAAACAAAGAATCAGTTGTTGGCTAAACTTGGCTCGCTAAACGACGGTATGGATTCCTTCTGTACTTTAGATTTAGCAGCTGCTTCGGACACTATATCTCTTATGATATG